ATAGCAGCGTCACCAACAGATGCAACGTTACCAGTAATGGTGTCACCAGCGACCCATGCTGTTGTCAGAACCGTCCACTTGGCATAGGAGCCACCGGACGTTGTACACCAGTTCCAAGTATTTGACTTGCTGTCTGTGATACCATTGGACTGCATACCGAATGGAGAAGAACCAGAGGTACCGGTTCCTGTGATGGCAATGACCAGCGTACCGACAGGCACGCCACCGGCTGGAACTGTTGCCGCAATAGACGACACACTAGACTTGGTTGAATTACCAAATGCTGTTCTGAATGTTATTGCCATTTAATATAAAAATCCGCCCCATGGGTAGCCAAAAAGCATCCCCATGGGGCGGTTAGTCTTTCGCTCCTACCTCAATAAAGTCAATTTCATTATATCGAGATAAGTTTTAATTGTCAAGCCGGTACCCAAACACCATCTGTGATGAATCCATGACATCTGCACTTTAGGTTCAGAATACTTGGAACAACGGTCAGAGGTTCCTCTGAGACCACCGTCCAGTGCTCCGCACCTATCGGCAATACAGCCAAGTCATTCATATGTTCACACTGATAATACGGGTGTCCATCATAAAGTCCTACCCGGACAGTACCGGCAGGTACCACCTGTTGTTCGGGAAAGTCACTCACTCTGGACCTCTTTCTGTCATAACGACCTGTCAAACGAATTATGCAGTTGTGAATGTCAGAGTGACAGTGAACTGCCACGTCTGAGCAGAAGTCTTGGTACCTAGTGACTCAACCTTACGGTTAAGCATCGTACCGGCTGAGGATGCATTAAACACGCCCCACTCCTGCCATGCATAGTTAGCATCTGTTGTAGCAAACGTGCTCCTGAATGTGACAACGTTTGTTGCTGTCTGAGGATACGTTGCGTCCATAGCCTTTCGCAACTTGTTTGTTGCGGCCTGTAGGTCAGTCTGACCGGCTGCGTATGCAGTCGTTGAGTCACCCACGCCGATGTAGGAGTTGGCGTTGTTAAACGGGGTCGATGCAGCAGCCACGGTAGATGCTACCATGAAGTTACGTCCTGCGTCTGTAATTGGCATAAATTAACCCTCCTTTACCGTTTCTGTTGATACGACTTCGCCGTTCTCAATCTTTTCAACCTTGACGATTTCACCGTTTACCACGTGAACTCGCTCAAACTCGTTTTCTGGTAGTGGGTCGCCCTCGAACTTTGAAAGAACTACGACCTCTTCAATTACTACTCTTTCTGAATCATCCACTTGTATCTATCCATATCCATCCCTCTTGGGGATTGCTCGGTGGGGTTGGCCCCACATATACCTTGTCGTCTCCGGGTGCTCCCTTGAGCACTTCGATAACTGTTGAAGTAGTTGTGTCTCTGTTTACAACTACCGCTGGTGAGTCGATGATGTCAATGATTACTGCCATAGTGTGTAAGACCTTTCGACCGTAATCGTACCGCGCAAAATCTTCGACTGCAAATTGCTTGGGTTCCTCAAGAAGATGTCATAGTTCATGACAAGACTGGTATCGCTACCAACATAAAGTGCCGCGACTGCACCACCCGGTAGGGTCAGCGCGCGCGGCACTACAATGTTTATGCTTCCATCAGAACCCAAGGTTGCCTCGTTGTCGGCAGGGCCAACAACGTCAACGCCAGTACCGCCACCAACAATGTCGTCACTGTTGAAGGTGAAGATACGTGTTCCATCGGTCACGGACGCAACGTCCATGCGTAGGGAATAGCCGGTAAGGTCAATTGGCACTTCGGAACCATCTGGTCCTTCACGATAAATCATGGACATAACCAAATCATCGCCCTCTTGCCAAGTCCAATTCTGTACTGCAACCATGACTTAATTATACCGGCTTTATATTGCTAATGCGAAATCAGGCGTAGAACTCTTCTAGTTCATCTGGAAATGCTTGGCGGAATCCATCTTCCTTGGCAAGAATGTACTGTGCATCCTTTGCATCTACCAAGGCATATGGGTGCTCCTGAGTGAACCTGTACCCACGTGTCTCGTAGAGCACGTTGTCGCGTGTCATTTTAATGAGGTACTTGTCCTGCTCGTGCTTAATTGCTGGCTCTGCTACACGCACCTTACCAGCCTCCTTAACGGCGAGAGCCGTGTCCTCGGTCTTGCGACCGGTAACGTCAGAAGATGTGACCACGGCTGGCTTCTCTTCTTCCTCGGCATACTCCGGGTGCTGCTTCACGTAGTCTGCCCAAGTAATACCTGTTTCAACAAATGCAGCGATGAGAGCGTCCTTGCCCTCAGCGTCGTCTACATCAATTGCAAAATCCTCGATGGCGGAACGTCTTAGTTCCTTCTCATCCAAATCCTTGAAAGCATTCACTTTCTTCTCCTTTTTGCTCATTGCATAATTGTATCATACTTCTCGTTCAAATACGACAAAGCCCGGTGGCTTTCGCCACCGGGCCGAGTCTTAAGCAGTGTGTCACTGTGCGAACTTGACGTTCTTTACAACAACAGATGCCTGTGGGTTTTCCACGTTGCAGCCAACACGTGTGTACATGGTGTACTCAATCGTGTCCTTCTTTGGCTTGAACTCACGGAATACCTGAATCTCGCGCTTTACGCCCCAGATTAGGTTCTGTGGGTCAGTCAACCAAACGTCGGATGCTGCACCAGCGGCTACAGTACCACCGTCACCATCGTCTGCTGCGTCTGCCTCATATTCTGGGAATAGAGGTACCTCAGATAGACCAACACCATATGGTGCTGTTGGTGTCCAGCCTGCGTTTGGACCCGGATTGGTGTCTCCACCACTCTGGGTACCGACAGGACCGGAGAATCCAGCCTGTAGGTTCTCAGCAAACTGCTGGCTGTACAGGTAATCCTGAATTAGACCAGTTGCCGTGAAGAAGCGTAGAGAACCACGGCGTCCGTTGAACTTACGTGGCATCGCGCGAAGCGCAGCGTTGAAAACACCACGGGTTAGTGTACCCGGTGTGGTGCCATCTGGCTGGCGAATCGTGGATGCGTCAAGAACGGAACCTCCGTAGAATAGACGCTTCCTCCAACCGTCGAATGACTTTAGCAGTGCGTCGTTGCGGTGACCCACAACGTCTCCATTGATAGCCAAATCCTCTAGGTCGTTAGCGGCCTGCGCTGCCATTAGACGTGCGATGTGGTCCTCTAGTGCGTCACCCTCAAGTCCGTCCTCTAGGGCCTCGCTTGATAGTTCCCAATCCAGACGCAACTTCTGCGTGGTAATAGAAACCTTTGTGAACGCAACTGCTGGGTTAACACCGTCGTCAACAGCCTCGGTTGCGAGACGTACTAGACGCTCACCAACTGAGATACGGTCCAACTCGATGGTATCTGAACGCATCGGTACTCGACGTACCTGACCACCTAGGACTGTTGCGTCCCACATGTAGTCAATGAAGCGACCAGACTGCTGTGGAGATAGTAGACCTCCACCACCACTTACGTCAGCACCAATGGTGCTTGTTGAAATGACCTTTTCTAGCAATTCGTTACTCATAATTAATTTTTCACCTCCCGCTAACTTGAATTTGGTTATACAATGTTGCTATCATCCGACAGAATCAGATGTGGTTGTCGATTGAGAATTTCTTCCCTGAGAAAGCGCCATTCCACATCGACTTCTGTACGACTGGCTCTGCCTCGTCCTCGTCGTCAAGGTCGGCAGACTTCTTGAAAGCACCAGAAGAATTCAACAGTTCCAAACTCTTTTCGAGAGTGGCCTGATGCGCCTTCGTGGTCTCCAACTTCTGACCGAACTCGTCCATCTTGGCTTCGAGTTCGGAAGCCTTTTCTCTGAATGCATTGTCGATTTCATCAAGACGCTTCTCTAGAGTTTCGACATGTTCCTTGGTTTCGTTACGTGTCTTTTCTAGAGAGTCCTTGACTGCATCGTGCAGTTCATCAATCTTCTTTGAGATTTCTGTCTCTTCATCCTGAACTTCGTCAGGGGTTGCTGCTTCCTCTTCATCCGTACCGGCTGCTTCATCTACCGTTCCAGACTCTTCCTCCGCTTCGCGCTCCGCGACGACGCCTTCAATTGGCTCGCCATTCTGGAACTCTTCGCTTGGATTCACAACCTCTGTCTCGGTACCTTCCGGTACCTTAGGCTCGTCCTTTGCCTTTGCCATTTCTACACCCCCTTCGCTTGGTGCGTCGTCAGGTGTACCTCCATCGCGGGCATCAAGGAACTTGTTAACAATCTCCCTTACCTTCTCCGTACGGTCTGCCCCTGACTCGAACCAGCCAGCATTATCCATCTTTCGGTCGCATTCTGGGCAAGTAACTTCTTCTTCTGACCTGATGATAATGGTATCATCGTGCTTGCAAATGAATACCGCCTCAATGTCAGTTTCGGCTACTAGACCCGTGACTGTGACAGAGCCGGTTGCGGACTTCTGGATGGAGAAAATATTGGCTAGTTGATTTGCTGGGTTATCAACCAAAGAAAGTTCAACTAGGTCGTAATCTTTGATGATTCGAACGGTACGTCCAGCCTCCTTCGAAAATTCGTTGGACGCATCGTTAATCTCACCACCGATTGAGAATCCCTTGAGTGTTCCGTCGAGAACCTTCTCCCATGTGTTTGGAGCACCCTTTGAAACATACGCCGTTACAAAGATTCCCTGATAGGTCTTACCAGAGTCCTTGTCGAAGTATTCGTCCTCTCGGAATTCACGAATAGTTCCAGCAGCAATCTTGTCATGCATTTCGCGCAAGTTGCGACGAGAGCGTGCAAAAGCCTTCTTGGACGCCTCAGCAGTGACAACATCATCCTGTGAATCAACGTTGTCGAGTGTGGCGAAACCAGAGACTAGTCGCTGCTCCTTGTCAACCTTCATAAATGGAACAGTCATGTGAATACTGTTTCCATTGACCGATAGGCCACTCTTTGCGAACTTACTCATACCCACATGGTACCAATAATTGTTTCACAAAGCAAAATTGCACTGTTTTAGGGGACTATTTCGGTGATATCTAGTTTACCCGCCTTGTAGTTTACGCGGATATTAAGGTAGATGAATGCTGCATAGATAGCAAATGTAAGACTAGTGATACCGCCCGTGTTGTGCCAATCTCCAATGAAGTAGAAGATGGCAATGGTCAGCCAATGAGCGAATGCGATACCAGAACCAATGGTGAGTGTTCGATACGATGGACGCCATGCGCCGTATGCGGTCATTAGGCCGCAGACGATGGCTACGGTTCCCCACACCCACTCAGGTGCAATATGAGACATTTCTCGATAGATTGGCGCGGTACCAAATACGTCCCACCATGGGTTACCAATCCAGAATCCCCACAATACAGTATAGATTCCGAGCAAGATAATGGCTGCGGTGTTGACTGGCTTCAACAGCGCTTGTGCTAGACCGTACTCGTTTCTCCCTCTTAATCCCATTTAATCACCTTAGTTTCTATGCCGTCGTGCGCCCTTCTCCTTTCGGATTGCGCGCATTACCGGCACTGTCAGTACGTCCCGCCGAACGCTGCGAATCCCTCGCCCTTGGAGTTGCTGAATCTGCTGCTTGCTGTGCTGCTGTCTGGCCCTT